GACAGGCTGATGGACGGGCAGCTGGCAGATCTTGCCGTGACCGATCCGCCCTACAACGTCGACTACGGCAATGCCGCCAAGGACAAGAAGCTCACCAAGGACCGGCGCATCCTGAACGATGCCCTTGGTGACGGCTTCTACCAGTTTCTATACGACACCTGCGTCAACCTGCTGATGGTGACGAAGGGCGCCTGCTACATCTGCATGAGCTCGTCTGAGCTCCATACCCTGCAGAAGGCCTTCACCGAAGCAGGCGGCAAGTGGTCGACCTTCATCATCTGGGCCAAGAACACCTTCACACTGGGGAGGGCGGACTACCAGCGCCAGTACGAGCCGATCCTCTATGGCTGGAAGCAGGGGGCCGACCATTTCTGGTGCGGCGCGCGTGACCAGGGTGACGTCTGGTTCGTCGACAAGCCCCGGGTCAATGACCTGCACCCCACCATGAAGCCGGTGGAACTGATTGAGCGCGCCATCACCAATTCCACGAAAAGCCGGGACATTGTCCTCGACCTGTTCGGCGGCTCAGGAACGACCCTGGTTGCGGCCGAGCGCACCGGGCGGTCGGCCCGGCTCATGGAGCTCGATCCTAGATACGTCGACGTTATCGTCCAGCGCTGGCAGGACTACAGCGGCAACAAGGCTGTGCTGGATGGCGAAGACCGGACGTTTGATGACCTGAAGGTCGCTCGGAAGCCCAAGCCGGGGGACGCCGCCTGATGCAGTCGCGGTGGATGTCCCTCGTGGAGTCTGTCACCAACATCGTCGTGGGCTACGGACTTGCCGTGCTCACGCAGATCATCGTGTTCCCGATGTTCGGGCTGCAGCCGACGCTAGCGCAGAACTTGAAGATCGGAGGTGTCTTCACGGTCATGTCGATCGTCCGTTCCTATGCCTTGCGGCGTGTGTTTGAGATGATTCGGATGCGAGGCTAAGAGTGGAGCGTCAACGATAAGGCACGCCGTACCGCGTTGCTGCCCGCTCAAGTCTGTTCCGTGTGGCGTCCGAAACAGGTGTAACCATGTAACCGGTGTGCAAGTCGCCCAGCAACGCTGAGGAGGTGACAGGCCCAGCGCGCCAGGTCAGACCAATCAGTGCGCACAGTGCAGCGTCTAGCCTGTCCTGATCAGCTTTTCGGGGCTGACCGTTGGCGCTCATTTGGAGAGCCCACTTGGCGAGCCCGTCCACGCCAAATTCCTCTGCCGTCCCCTGGATGACGCGTGCAACGGAACGCCAGTCGACGAGACGAAATTTTCCGCGGTTTTGGGGGTTGTACTTCGGAGCGCGAAGCCGATGAGCAAAACCACTTTCGAGTGAGGGCAGAGCAAGCGCTGGGAAAACCTCAATGAGAAAATGCCCGGCCCGTGCAGCGCGCGCCTCACTGGGATTCTGGATAGCGCTGAGTTCCTTGAGGAAGGACCAGATAGGAGCGCCATCACAGAACATGCCTATCTTGCTGCGGTTGGCTGGCTGGACGCCTCCACCCACGAACGAAACCAGTGATGCGGCAACCTTGTCGACTGGGCGACTTCCTGACGCATTCGGTACGATCGTTGGTTGATCAAGTGCGACGATACTGACAGCGAAATCCTGCCGCAGCGCCTCGATGAAGACGCGCGCTTCGGCAAAGGAGACCAACCGAGGTTCATGAAACTCGACTTGGCCGTGATCATCGAACGCTATGGCGCAGATTGCCCCTGGCGCCTTTGGAGCGTCCGTCCAAGCCGAATCGAAGCCGAAAATGACAGTGCTGCTTTGCGGACTGACGAAACGCATTTGGTCCTCCGCAAAGCAGCATATGCCAAGTACGGCAGGAATGAAGGCGCTTAAGTATCCAGCTTATACACTCTTCCGCGCCCTTCGATCTTCTCTGAGTCGATGGTGAGGCCGAGCTTCTTCTTGAGTGCTCCTGCGAAGAAGCCGCGCGTGGTGTGTGACGCCCACCCGGTCACCTCGACAATCTCCGGGATCGTCGCGCCATCGGGGCGGCGGAGCAGCTCGATCACCAGCGCCTGCTTGGTTCCCTTGCGGGCCTTCCGCTCCGGCGAGGCGGGCTTAGACTCAGGCTTCGGCGCCTTGGTCTTCTGAGGTTCGACCTCAACACCAATAGCGGCGAACCCGGCCTCGGTGATGATCAGGGAGAGGCCGTGACCTTCGTCGCTGTTGCGCCAGACGGGATCGTTGAGCTTGCGGTTTGCCTTGACCTCCTTGAGGAGGCCTTTCTCGATCAGGGCGTTGACAACCTTGTGGGCTGCGCCGCCCTTGAGGCTTTTGGGAAGGGGCAGGGCAAGGCGGTCGGTGCGCTGCGAGGCGGCGCTGAGGATGACGCGCTGGGTGTCGGAAAGTTTCGTCATGGGTTTGGCTCCATCGGGTTCGCGGAACGGCGGGACTGCCGGTTCCTACGAGCCCAGGCCCCGCGCTTCATGCAGGGCGGAGCGGCTTGCGTGGTCAGTCGGTCAGGGCAGGGCGGAAGCCGCTACCTCCCGCGCCATGCCAATGCTGGGCAGGACCCTTGGACCGCCTTGCGCGGTGACACCGTAGAGGAAGAACTCGTCACCGATCCGGTAGCATTCGATCATGCGGCTGAAGATGCCGGTGCCGTAGCTGAAGATTTTTTCAGGCGCAGACTTGTCACTCGGCATGTTCGCCCTCCCTGAAGGCGGAGTCCGTGATGCGCCGAAGCTGGCTGGCGTAGAATCCGAGATCGCCGACATGACCCCAGTGAAGGGTTTCCGGGTCGACGTTGAAGTGAGCCGCGCTCAGGGCGGCGAGGCGTTCAAGCATTGTGTCGATTTCTGCCTTCTTCGTGATGAAGGCGGCGAGCGCTTCGCTGTTGTCCTTCCGTGGCTTGTGCATCTTGGTCTCCTTTTCGGACCCATACATGCTCGACGTGCGCAGGAAGACAAGCAGAATAGAGGTTTATTCCTGTTTTATAGTCGAGCGTTCCAAGGGGATCTGTGGTCATGGCGGAACATGCTGGCCTGATCCCCATCGGCCAGGCGGCCCGGCTGCTGATGATCTCGGAAGAGCGCATCCGGCAACTGGTGAAACAAGGCTACGTGCCGAAGCCGGAGAAGCGTGGGTTCGTGCAACTCGTGGGTGCTGTGCAGGGCTATCTGCGTTACCTGAAGGATGACGAGCGCCGCTCTGCCAAGTCGGCGGCCGACAGCAGGGTGCGCGACGCCCGGGCGCTGGAGATTGAACTGCGCATCGCCGAACGCTCGCGGGAACTGATCCCGGTCGAAGATGCGCTGAACGATATGGCGGAGCTGGCGGGCATGGTGAGGTCGGAGCTTGCAGGCCTGCCGGCCCGGCTGACCCGTATCGTGGCCGAGCGGCAGAAGGTTGAAACAGAGATCGATGGCATTCTCTCGCGCCTTTCCCAGCGAGCCGCAGAAAAGGCTGAAGGCCTGGAGGCTGGCAGAAGCCATCCTCAAGCCCTCGCCGAAGCTGCTGCCTGACGAGTGGGCGCGCGAACACAGAATCTATCCCGAGACCTCAGGGCTTCCGGGGCCGCGTGATCCTGCAATCACGCCCTACATCGTTCCGGTCGAGCGGGCGGTCCATGCCGGCAGCCACAAGCGTGTGGTGATGGTGTGCGGCGCCCAGATGGGAAAAACTGACGGGCTGTTGGATATCATGGGCGCCCGCCTCGACCAGCGCCCGGCGCCGATCCTTTACGTCGGCCCGATCAGGGACTTTCTGACCGACCAGTTCGAGCCGCGGTTGATGAGCCTGCTCGACGAGGCCGAGACGCTCTCGGCCAAAGTCGTTCGTGGCAAGCGGATGAAGAAGACGCTGAAGATTGTCGCCGGTGTGCCGGTACGGCTGGCGCATGCAGGATCTTCGGCGGCCTTGAAGTCGAGTCCGGCGGCGCTGGCGCTGGTCGATGAGTACGATGAGATGCTGGCCAACGTGAAGGGGCAGGGCGACCCATTGGGCCTCGTTGAAGCCCGCGGCGAAACCTACGCCGACTTCGTCACCGCCATTACGTCTACGCCGTCGCGCGGCCTCATCGAAACCGAACTCGACGAAAGGAGTGGTCTTCGCTTCTGGAAGCCAGCGGAATCCGACGCTGTCGAGAGTGCCATCTGGAAGCTCTGGCAGTCCGGCACACGGCATCATTTCTGCTGGCCGTGCCTGCACTGCGACAAATACTTCGTGCCGCGCTTCGAGCAGATGCGCTGGCCGGAGAATGCCACGCCGGCGGAAGCCGCCAGATCTGCGCAGCTACAGTGTCCCCATTGCGGCGGGCTGCATCAGGATGCCGACAAGCAGGAGATGAACGCCCGCGGGCTCTATGTGGCGCAGGGGCAATGGGTGGAAGAGGGGGAAGTCCGGGGCGAACCGCCCGAAAATGCGGTGGTCAGTTTCTGGGCCAGCGGGCTTGCCAGCCCCTTCGTCACCTGGGGCACCCGGATCGAGCGTTATGTCCGCGCCCTTGCTTCCGGCGATCCCGACCAGGTGCAGACGGCGCTCAATGCCGGGTTCGGCGAATGCTTTACACCGGCGACGGGTCGGGATGCCCTCGACTGGCAGGAGATCCTGCAGCGTCGCGAACCTTACCGCATGAAGGAGGTACCGGGCGGCGTCCTGCGATTGGGGATGGGCGTCGATGTCCAGAAGCTGTCCTTATACTACACGATCCGCGGCTTCGGTGCGCGGGGTCGTTCATGGCTCATCGACCGTGGCCAGCTTTACGGTCCTACCGATGACGATGAAGTTTGGAACGCACTGGCCGACCTGATGCTCACGCCCATCGCTGGACTGCAGATCGAGCGGGTCTTCGTCGACTCCGGCTTCCGGCCGAACAAGCCCGATGCAGGCGACGAACACAAGGTCTATGAGTTCACGAGGCGCTATCCGTGGCTGGTCTCTCCCACCAAGGGCCGTGCGACAATGTCGCCGCCCTACCGCGTGTCGAAGATCGAGGTGACAGCCAAAGGCAAGAAGGCGACCTATTCGATCGATCTCGTCTGGCTTTCGACGGACTTCTTCAAGTCGCTGCTGGTATCGCGGATCCGGACGCCGCTCGATCAGCCGGGCTCCTTCATCGTGCCCGACGACATCGACGAGGATTACGCCAAGCAGCTCGTCTCTGAAGTCCGCGTCGTGGACGGAGCAACCGGCAAGCCGCAGTGGGTGCAGAAGTCTCGCGCCAACCACTATCTCGACTGCGAGGCGCTCGCCATGGCCATCGGCTACTCGCTGAACGTCCAGCGAATTCCGGACGGGGTGCTGCGGGAAGATCGGGCTGGTGATTCCACAACAGTGGCCAATGGCGAGGAAGTCCCCGAGACGGAAACATCATCGGCAAGAGCGGTTCCCGCCCTCGCGGCAGCGGCGATGCCGGATCTGCGCTCGCGTTTTGCAGGGCTGTCGTCACGATTGAACAGGTGACCTGATGGGCATGATGGACCGGGTGAGGGATTGGCTGGCGCCGTCCCGCCCAAGGTCCGTCACGCCGCCGCCCATGCGCAGCGACTTCATGCGCGGCAATCGCGGCGTGGTGTTCGGCGGCTGGCGACCTGCCTTGCGGGAAGCCTCAGACGATGTCGGAGCCTCCTGGGATCTGGCTGCGGCGCGCACCATCGATCTGATCCAGAATTCCGGGTGGATGGCTGGAGCCATCGACCAGGCGGTCGCCAATACGGTGGGTACTGGCCTTCGTCTCAAGGCCATGCCGGAAAACGACCTGTTCGGCATGAGCAATGCCGAGGCTGAAACCTGGGCGCAGACGGTCGAGCAGCGCTGGAGCCTCTGGGCCGACAAACCCTACGAGTGCGATATCGAGGGCAGGCGTTCCTTCGGCCTCTTGCAGGCCGCGGCCTTCCGCTCCTGGTTCGCCACCGGCGAGATGTGGGCCGAGATCCCCTGGCGGGAACGCCCGGGTGGGCGTTACGGCACCAAGGTGAGGCTCATTCCGCCGCATCGTGTGGTCCGCCGCAATGATCCGGCCCGCAGTATCGTCCAGGGCGTGCGCATGGATTGGGACGGGATGCCTGTCTCCTATATCGCCACCCGGAAGGATGCAGCACTCGGCACCGTCGAATTCGAAGTATCGGCCCGGGACAATCTGGGTCGCACGCGCGTCATCCACGTCTTCGACGGCATGCCGGGTCAGGTACGGGGAATCTCGCCGCTGACGCCGGCGCTGCAGGTGGCGCGTCAGTTCGACCAGCTCTCCGACGCCACGCTGACGGCGGCGATCCTGCAGACGGTGTTCGCGGCATCGATCACTTCGGACGAGCCGACCGAGGAGGTGCTGCAAGGTCTGCTGACGCCGCAGGAACAGGCGCGGCTCTCGGCCAGCGGCATCTCGGCGTGGGACGCCTACATCCAGGCCCAGTCGGGCTGGTACGACAACGCCACCATCAATCTCGGCATCAATGGCCGGATTGCCCATCTCTTTCCGGGCCAGAAGCTCGAGCTTCACCGCGCCCAGCACCCGCATTCGGATTACCGGGACTTCGCCGCGCACCTGCTCCGGGAACTCGCCCGCTGCATGGGGCTCACCTATGAGAGCGCCACGGCAGACTATACCAACGCCACCTATTCCAGCGTGCGCATGGCATCGGGCGAGATCTTCCAGATCACGCTCTACCGCCGCGCCCATATTCTCGGACCATTCTGCACCGCAGTCTACGAGGCCTGGCTCGAAGAGGAGATCGCCAGGGGTGGTATTCCGTTTCCGGGTGGCCTCGACGGCTTCGTGGCCAACCGCTCGGCAGCGTCCCGCGCCATCTGGCGGGGAGCGCCGAAGCCGCAGGCGGACGATCTCAAGATGGCCAAGGCCCACGAGATCTGGTGCCGGCTCGGCGTCATGACCGATGCGGCGATCGCCGAGGACTTGGGCCACGACATCGAGGACGTCTACGCGCAGCGCGCCCGCGAGAAGGCACTGCGAGCGACCTACGGTCTCCCCGACCATCAGTACCAGGGCATCACCACGCCCTCGGGCAGCGACCCCGCAAACGACCAGAGCGGAGATCAACCGGATCCATGACCATCATCACCGATTATGCCGATCCGTGCGCAGTGCTGCCGCGGATTCGCGAAGCCTATTACGCGCTGCTCGAGGGGAGGCGCCCTGAGCTCGTCGAATTCGACGCCGGCAACGGCGTCAGGCGCAAGGTCCAGTACGGCAAGACCGATCTCGGTGCACTCCGTGCCGAACTCTCGCGTCTGGAGAGCTTCTGCGGTCGTACGGGGGGCCTCCGACAGCGGTTCGGGCTGCGGGCGGGAGGCTACTGA